ATTTTGCCCATCAGGACTTTGATCGGTAGGTACCCGATTTACATAAAGCTTTAAATATCCATTATCGTAAAGAGGTAATGATAAAAGCATTTTTTTAAAATGTAGTTTTCTAGTTAAAGCTGATGGCAATTCGGATATAGGTCTTTTCTTTTGAAAAAGAAGATATATATGCATAATAATTGTTACAGTCAATATTAGAATTAGCTTTAACGGTAAGGTAATCCAATGAAGCAAGAATCGTGCCAACTTCCAATTTGTGCCAGGATTCAATATAGTTATAAAGGAATTGTATCTTTTTATTAAATTATTCATTTTTAAATAATACCTCACTAAATATTTAAATGCAACAAAAATCTTTAACAAGTTATAGTAAGAGTAGATAACCGCAAATAGGCACAGCCCAAATGGGCAAAACCAATATAATAGGCTTTACGCAACATCTGATCTTACATAATCTAGGAGTATATTAAATGAAAGAATACCTTTTATCAAGGATTAATTTGCCCTCAGCTTGTTTTTCAGCCCTTGTTGCAAAAATCGTTATATTTGGCGCTGATTATGCAAGTGCTATAGCTCTTATATCTGTTACTGCAATGTATGGATATAATAAATTCCTATCATCTAAAGATGATAGTAAATCTCAAAACATCAATCAAAAAATATCCGAACTTCAGGATGCAGTTACTAGCATTAAAATGGGCTCAATAAGGAAAGTAAGTAATGAACCAGAAAAAGCCCCAAATAAACGATATTTCTAGTATAGCCGATCTTACAAAAAAATATAAAAAAGGTGAACTAGAGCAATTGATTCTAGAACTTCGAGCTTTATGTAGGGCTCAAGATGTTACCATTCAAAAGATGCATGAGGCTCTTGTATCTAAAGATGCAGAGATAGCCGATTTAAAGTCCTCACCAGTTACAGAGATAGTTCCCGGTCAAATTGAAAGAATAATGCCTTCTAATGAAGAAATGATTGTTGAACTTCAATTAGAAAAAATTAGAAGCAAAGCTGGTCTTGGAGAATTAACTCTAGAGGAAGCTCGCAAGTTTGAAATTTTTACTAAATATAAACAAAATAAAAAAGATAATTCTATTGTTGTGTCCGCAAGAAAAGCTTCACCTGAAGAAACTATTAAGTTATTAAACGCTGCAAGTCAAAATACAACTCGAGATTTAAAACAAGATGAGTAATGATTATAGCGATAATGATATTTTAGAAGCCCGTATTAAGCTTTGGCATATGGGTAACATTGAATGGAAATTAGATCCTACTCAAAAAAAAATATTTGATTTTGTTAAAACTACTAAAGGTAAAATATCTGTAATCAATTGTGCCCGACGTTTGGGCAAAAGTTATTTTCTAACTATCATGGCAATTCAACAATGTTTGACTAAGCCAAAATCAATTGTAAAATTTTTACAACCTGAACAAAAAATGATCAGAATGAATATTAGACCAATTATTGATACTATATTTCAAGATTGCCCTGATGAACTTAGACCTGAATTTAAAACTCAAGATAATATTTATATATTTAAACATAACGGTAGTCAAATTCAATTAGCTGGAACTGATAGCGGTAATGCCGAAAAACTTCGTGGTGGAGACAGTGACCTTTGTATTATAGATGAAGCTGCATTTGTTAATGGAGATCTCCCCTATATTATTAGATCAATACTAGTACCCACTACACTACTAACTCGTGGTAAAATAATTCTTTCTTCTACATCACCTATAAGTAAAGATCATGATTTTGCTAAATATATGGAACGTGCTGAAGAGACCGGTACGTTAATTCGTAAAACTATATATGATGCATTAGAAGATAGTAAACATTTACCTAATCCACGTTTTACTAATGAAATACTTGAAGAAATTATTGCTGAATATCCCGAAGGAGTAAAAAGTGATGATTTTCGTAGAGAGTGTATGTGTCTTATCATTAGCGATGGTGTAAACTCGGTATTTCCTGAATTCACTGATGAAGTTATTGCTGAAACTGTAGTCGAATGGCCGAGACCTACATTTTTTGATAACTATGTAAGTTTAGATATCGGATTTAAGGATTTAACTGTTGCATTATTTGCATATTTTGATTTTATAAATGGAGTAGTTGTTATTGAAGATGAAGTTGTAATGAACGGTAGTCGAATGACCACGGATGTATTAGCTGAAGCTATTACACAAAAAGAAAAAGATTTATGGACTGATCCTATTACAAATGAATTTAGAAGACCCAATTTAAGAGTTGCTGATAATAATTATATAGTTTTAAATGATTTTCAAAGATTACACGGACTTAATTTTATTGCAACTAGTAAAGATAATAAAGATGCTGCAGTTAATAATACTCGAATGATGATAGGTAATCATCAAATTATTATAAATCCTAGATGTAAAACTTTAATAAGTCATATTCGTAATGTTACTTGGGATAAGAATAGACAAAAATTTACACGAAATAAAAATAGCGGACATCATTATGATGCATGTGACGCACTTCTGTATTTAGTAAGAAATATAGATAGAAATAAGAATCCTTACCCTAAAGGTTATAAATTTAGACATCTGGCCGCTGCCGGTGATTATTTTGTTAATCCTAATTATAAAGAATCTAATACATCTGAAGCGTTTAAAGAATTGTTTAAGTCTCGTAAATCATCTAAGAATTAACAAGTTATAATGAAATAGGAGTCTATTAATGGATAAGAATAAGAATTTGTATTTTGCAGCTAAAGATGCTGAAGATACAGCTAACATCTTGTTAAATAAAGCAAATTCTTGGTTTAATGGACTTGAAGTTAATGGATACCTTGATAAACTTCGTATGATGTGGGCTGCCTATCATGGAGCGTATTATAGCGATTTCTCTAATGGACATTCTATTACATTTGGCGGAGAGCAGGGTGAATTAGTTAACCTAGCAGTAAATCATATTCGTAACTTAGCTCAACATATGTTAGTTATGGTTACATCTAATAGACCTGTATTTGAGGCTCGAGCCACCAATACCGATCAAAAATCTTTAGTTCAGACCAAATTAGCTAATAATCTTTTAGATTACTATATGCGTGAAAAACGTATGGAAGACTATTTAAAGACTGCGGTAGAATATGCCATTTCATTAGGATCTGGCTATATTAAAATGGAATGGAATGCTACGGCTGGCGATGTATATGATTATAATGAAGACACTAAAACTGAAATTCGTGAAGGTGATGTAGAATTCTGTAATCTATCTCCATTTGATGTTATCTTTGATGCTAGTCGTGAAGATCAGAAACATGATTGGGTATTATGTCGTTCATTTAAAAACCGCTATGACTTAGCTGCCAAATACCCTGAAATGGCCGATAAGATTGAAGGTTTGCCTAGTAAGAAAGATTTACAAAATTATAATCTTGATGCCTTTTATGATGAAACTGATCTTATTCCAGTTTATGAGTTTTATCACAGACGATCTGAGTCAATGCCTGATGGTCGATATCTTCTTTTCTTATCGAAAGATGTAAGTCTTATTGATAGTCCTATGCCTTATCGCAATTTGCCAGTTTATCGTATAGCGCCTTCAAATATATTAGGGACTCCTTATGGATATACCCCTCTTTTTGACATTCTGCCAATTCAAGATGCTATAAATAGTTTATATAGCACAGTATTAACTAATCAAAACGCTTTTGGCGTTCAAAGTATTATTGTGCCTCGTGGTGCTGATGTAAATATATCAGAACTTTCAAGTGGTCTAAATGTAATTGAAGCAGATGAGCGAAATGGGGCTATTCGTCCATTACAACTTACTCAAACTCCTAGAGAAATTTTTGATTTCATTAAAATGTTAGAACAAGTATCTGAGACAATTTCAGGAGTTAACTCTGTTGCTCGTGGTAATCCAGAAGCTAGCCTTAAATCGGGCACAGCACTCGCTCTAGTTCAATCTATGTCTCTTCAATTTATGTCAGGTCTACAATCTTCATATGTTCAACTTATGGAAGATGTAGGTAGCGGACTTATCAATATGTTGCGTGATTTTGCTGAAGTGCCCCGAATTGCCATGATTGTAGGAAAAAAGAATCGTACCGAAATGGAAGAATTTGTTGGGGACGATCTTTCAAACGTCAATCGTGTTATAGTTGATGTAGGCAACGCCCTCAGTAAAACGACCGCTG